TATGGGGTCGATAATTATGCTGAGACAGATGAATGCAAAGACAAGAAGAGAAAAACAAGTTTAGAAAAATATGGGTGCACTCATCCCCTGAAAAATTATACTGTATTAGAGAAACAGAAAAAAACAAATTTAAAGAATTTCGGTAAAGAACATTTTTCACAGACTGATCAGTTCAAAACATTTGTAAGAAATAAAATATTGGGTGAATATTATTCACCAGAAATACGAGTAATTTTAGAAGATAAAATTAAAATGAATAAGATGTTCGAAGAGGCCTCACATAATTGTCAAGTGCTGGCTAATATTTTAAAAGTATCTTTTTGCACCATTACTCGATATTTAAAGTTACATGATATCCCTCTTAAATTTGAAAAATTTAATTCGGCAGCTGAAATACACTTACTGAATCGCATTAGAGACTTCTATGTGGGTGAAATTATAACCAACACCAGGAAATTGATTCCCCCATTCGAAATAGATATTTATTTTCCGGAACACAGATTGGCGATCGAATTCGATGGGGTTTATTGGCACTCAGAAAATCAAGGGAAAGACAAAAATTATCATTTGAATAAAACTTTGGCATGCGAGAAACAAGGAATTCAACTACTTCATATTTTNGATAATGAACCNTTGGAACTCTGGTTATCNGTAGTGAAAANCAAACTGGGGATATGTGATCATAAAATAGGGGCGAGAAAAACTATCGTCAAAGATGTGTCAGACCTAGAGAGTAGATCATTTCTGGAACAAAATCATCTCCAAGGTTATGTGAGTGCTGCTATCCGGAAAGGCTTATTCCACGAGGGCAAACTAGTGGCACTGATGACTTTCAATAAGTCTCGTTTCTCTAAAAGTCATGATTGGGAGTTGGTTCGATTTTGTAGTGAGAAAAATTATCAGGTAATTGGGGCTGCCAGTAAGTTGTTGAAAGCTTTCAGAATTGAAAATAGGGGATCGATTATCAGTTATGCTAATCGTCGTTGGTCAAATGGTAAACTCTATCAAGCTATGGGGTTCACCTATTTACGAACTTCAACACCCAATCATTTCTACACAAAAGATTATGTTAATCTTCATTCAAGAAATCGTTTTCAAAAACATCTCCTGAAAGATAAATTGGCGATTTTCGATCCCGATTTATCTGCATGGAAAAATATGCTTATGAATGCTTATGATAGAATTTGGGATTGTGGAAATTTGGTTTACGAAAATGAGCTGAATTTGTCTATTGAGTAAAATTCGGGAAACTAATTCCTGAGCTATTGCAACTATAGTTAATCAAGCACACAAATAATTTTTCATCAGATCAATCAACGGAGAAGAATCATAAAATGGTAAGCGATGTCAAGAAATTAAATCCAGTCGAACATGTACTTTTGAGAACCGATCTCTACCTCGGACCAATCACACCTTCTAAAGATCTTAGGAAAGGTTATGTTGGTGGTGTGATAAAAGACGTGAGTGGCTATTCTCCAGCTTCCATCAGAGCGGTTCAGGAAGTATTGGATAATTCAGTCGATGCAGCTATTCGTTCCAAGTTCAAGAGCGGTGATTCTATACAAGTATTCTTGCGGGAGGACGGATTCAAAGTAATAGATAACGGTACCGGTATCCCGATCAAAAAAGACTTAGAATCTGGTGTTTGGCAGCCTGAATTAGCATTCGCGAATTCATTGGCTGGATCGAATTTTGAAGGGGAGAGAGCAACATCTGGTTTATTCGGTATCGGTGTATTTGCAGTCAATGTCATGTCGACTAGAATGGATCTAGTTACGAGATTTAACGGTAAACAGTACACCCAGTCATTCCGCAATAATCTGAGTAACATTGATAAGCCAGAAATTACAGATTATGAAGGCGAAACCGGCACTGAGGTCGATGTCTATTTAGATCTAAATAGATTACAATGGACGGCGAAAGATATTGAGGTTGTTTTACAACTCTTGAACAACATCATGTTTTGTTACCCGGAAATTGACGTGAAGTGTTATTATGATGATGGTGAAATCCCATTACTCCGAGGAGAAGATTTCATAAAAGGAAATGAGATTGAACCCCTTTGTGATGTGTCGGGTGGTTTTTGTCGAGCTGTTGTAACTAACGATACTAGCTCTTTTGTTGGTTGGGTAAATGGCACAGAATGTGGTGGTCTCCATGTAAAAAATTTCAAATCTTTATTATCTGGGAAGCTCGTGGATCTAATGAAGATTGAAGGATTGGAAAGAGGAGATATATCTAGAAATGTTGGGGGATTGCTCGCAATAAGGGTAAAAAACCCAGCATTTCATAGTCCGACAAAATTGGAAATGGTTGATTGTGATAAAAACGATTTAAAAACTAATTTAGAACCATTAGTTGACCTGGTCGCTGAAGAACTAAGTAATAATGAAGAATTCGTAAAACTCATCGAGTCTGTTGTTGAGGAACGAACACACAAGAAAATACGTGGTAAAGAAAAAGGCAGTAAGCGGCGTGTAAAATCTGAAAAATTAATAGATGCAACTGCTTCAAAAGCCGAGGATCGTATTTTGATAATCACAGAAGGAGATTCTGCTAAAGGTTTCTTTGCTCAAGCTAGAAACCCTAAGACTCAAGCAGTTTATTGTTTAAAGGGTAAAATCAAAAACGTTATAGGTGAAGATAATATTCTCAAATCTGCGGATAGTGTGGCTTTGTTGGATTTATGCTCTGTGATGGGGTTATCTATGACATCCCCAAATATAGTTAATTGTAGATATAATAAAATCTACATAACTACCGATGCTGATCACGACGGCACATCTATATGTGGTTTACTTTATGGTTTTTATTGGCGTTTTTGGCCTGAACTCTTAATGAAAGGTAGAGTTTGCCGGTTATTGACACCGAGATATATCGCTGGGAGCAAAAGGGATTTTTATTATCATGAAAATGAATTACCATCACCGTTGCCATCTGATATGAAGTATATAAAAGGACTCGGATCCTTATCTTTGACGGATGTTAAAAAAATATTATTAAAACCTTTATTGGAAAGAGTGGAAGTTGATGAGAATTCCGATAAATATTTCGAATTAGTTTTTGGTAAGGGACCGAATTCCGCGGATCTTCGTAAGGAATGGTTAGGTGATTGTAATTATATGTTCAATTTCTGAAATTTAATTCCCGGGCAAAAAGGGTTTATTGATCTTAGAGATCTATAAACCCTTTTTATTTGGAGATGCTGTACATGACAATTTCATTCGATGATTTATATTATTTTGATTCTTATCTGGATCGTCAAAATTCGGATTTACACATCTGGGCTTTCGATGATTCCATGACACTCAGATACATTAAAGACCACTGGAAACCTACTATTTATGTTCGTGCCCCTAGTAGTGAAGATCCGCAAATAAACACCAAATTAAAATCATTAGAAGGACATAGTTTAATTCAGATCAAATATGATAGGCTATTTAATTTGACTGAAGACCTCAAGAATATCGGGGGGGAAGAAAAAATAGTTGTCAAAGAAAATGGTTTCGTCCCTCCAGAGATTCCCAGAATATCTGAACTTTTTCCTAAAACACCAGAGACTGTGATACGTCCGAAACGATTATATTTTGATATAGAAGTCTTTTCTGAAACTGGTTTTCCGTCCCCTGAAAAAGCATTATGGCCGATAACAGCTTGTACATTTTTACGTTATTGGGAAAATAAAATGATTTGTTATGGCATAAAACCATTAACCCAAGAACAAATGAGTGAATTACCAGATGATACAGAGTTTGTCTATTGTGAAGATGAAGTGACTTTAATAGCACATATATTAGGTGAAATGAGTCAGGGACATACTATATCTGGGTGGAATAGTAACCAATATGATATACCTTACATACATCGGAGATGCGAAGTATTAAGATCTGTTGCCAAGAATAAAAAACATAAATATTATAAAATCTTAGCGGCTGGTTTAGCTTCTGTGTCAGATATTGGTTATGTGAGTGTTTACAAAAAATATGATTCCAAAGAGGCTAGAAATAAATGGTTCATTAAAATACCAGGTAAAGGATTGCTAGATTTACTGGATCTTTATAAAAAATTCACAAGAATTAGCCTTTCATCATACTCGTTGGATAATGTTGGTAAATTTGAATTTAGTGAAGGTAAATTAAAAGCATACGGAGATGGTGGTAATAAAGAGTTAAGTCTTGTTACTATGTTCAAAGAACATTGGGAAACCTATGTAGCATATAATATAAGAGATGTCCGTTTGACTGCCGATGTAGATATCAAACGTAATCTCACGGAGTTAGCATGTGAATTTTGTTCATTAGCTGGTATCCCCGTCGATAGAGTGGTATATATGTCAGCCATATTAGACGGGGCCTTAGTTAAATTCTTACGTGAACGGAATTTCGTAGCTCCGGGACATTTCGTGAGTCCAAATTTGGATAAAATTAAGGGAGGTTTTGTTAAAAAACCTATAAGTGTTTGGGGAAGACGATTTTATAAACACACTACTTGTATTGATGTTACATCTTCTTATCCGACTGGTATGGTTGTACTCAACATGTCACCTGAAACTTTCATTGGTAAGATCTATTTAGATAATGTATTTCATTATCAAGTGGCACCGGGGGATGATGGGGCAAAGACTCTTCTAAATCGTAAGGCTGCTTTGACCTTGGATGTATTGGATTTGCTACCAGAAAACGGAGACATTTGGATTTCGACCGAACCACAAATGTCTCCCAACGAGGCACCAGGGGACACAGAAAAAAATGATAATTCTTTCGATGAAGATACTTCATTGATAAGTGATGAATTTTTAGTGACTCTACCGACGACTGAGCATCCCCCAGCCGGGTTTTCGATCGACGCGGTGGTATTAAGAAACAATCTATCCTCCGGTCTTTGGAATATTAGTGGTGACGGAACATTACATAAAAATCCGTCATCAGAAGACGAGAAGGGCGTCTTCGCCTCCTTTATTGAATCTGGATTTACCACTCGTAAATTATTGAAACGGAAGTTCCAAAAACATCGCGATGCTTATGATCTGAATCATCTAGAAGAAGACAAAGTTGCGATGGATAAATATAATACTGGTCAACTAGGTTGGAAACTATTACTTAATGCTTCTTATGGACAGTTGGCCTCACGGTATAATAGATTATACAATCCTTTAACCGCACAAGGCATCACCAGTACCGGACAAGCTGTCGTCTTGAATGCGGAACAATGGATAAATATTTTCTTCCAGAGTATCTATAAAAAACATCTTCCGGCTCTTCAACAAATACTTAAAGAATTCGACAAAGAACATCTGGAAATCCCGTTTTGGGATGATTCGATAACCGATAGGGTTGTTACTATGGATACAGATTCTGTTGTTTTCGCCTTAGATGACTTGGTTGAAAGTGTTTTTCCTGATGATGAAGCGGGTGATTATATCAAATTGATAAAAGCTGTGGTTGATATAGCAGTGTCCACTCTAAATACTTTTATGAATGCAGAATTCAAAGTAAAACGTCTGCGATCGACATCCGATTTTTCCATTGCTTTCGAACACGAGGCTGAGAAAATATCTGATGGTGCCATGTATCTGGCGAAGAAAAAATACATCATAAGGACAGCTAATACCAAGAAATTAAAAATAACTGGTTTCGAACTTAAGAAAGTTAACATGAGTGAAGGTATCAGGGAAGAATTAGAAATACTTGTTAATTATTTATTAGATAATGGTAAAAAATTAGACATGAATTCTGCATTATTAAATTTCTTGAATAGAGCTAAAAAATTACATAATTTATTGTCTATCGGGTCTCCGCAAGAGGTAGCTAATAGATTGAGCTATTCCGTTGCTGTTAATAATTTAGAAAAATATATAGGCAGCGGTCCAAATGTTTTTGGTAAAAGTGCACCTATTCATGTTAAGGGGGCACTTATACATAATATGTTATTGAGAGAATCTAAGTCGTCGGTACCAGAGATATTTTCAGGAGATAGAGTTCGCTGTTTAAAAATAAAACCACCATTACCGAAATGGACAGCTATTTGTTTTAAAGAAGAATTACCAAAAGAATTGATATCACTCGAACCNGATNTAGCNCAAATCGTCCAAGTAGACTTTCATCCAAAAAGGTCAAAAATTACTNGGGGCTTTTGGTTGGGAAGTGATCTTAACTAATCTTTTGAAGTTTTTGAATCGAAAACCAAAGGGAACTGATACAGATTATCGNACTTGGATGGAAAATCCTANCGAATTCACCGAGGAAGANATCAGTTTTTTTATAAAAAAATCATTGGGGATTTAAAAAGATGTTTAGAGCAACTTACCGTTTGGAAAGAGGCAAAAAGAGAGTTTGCGGCTGGCTTAGAGATAATAATCAAGTAGATGGAGCCCCGAATATTCTAGTACTCGGTACTTTTTTCTCTGGTGTATTACGTGAGGAAGGATTGATTCCCTTGAGTGATTTATACATCATAGATGATAATAATTTTTTACATTCTCTAGAAACTACACCCACTGTACAACAAAGTACGAATTTGAAAATTATTGCTGATAATAATATAGCCAAATTGAAAGATATCAGTAGAGATAGAATTTTACAGAAGATTCCAGTAGAGTCGCAAATTTCNGGAATCTTATCTTTTGGAAGCTTATTTATTAAGCAGCAGGAATGGATCAGATATCAATTAAATATTCTAAAAGAAGGTATCAGCGCCATAAGAAATTCATCGGATCCTTTTACGACTAGGAATACTTATACAAAACAGATAGAAGAATCGAATGATCCAGTTTTACCATCATTATTGGAGTCCGTGTCTAACCCTCTCTTATCTATCCCCACAGTATCTATGATTGATATAGTGGATAGTTCTCAATTCACTGTTGTGAATGGTTTAAATGTAATTGACTTGACCTTACAGACTACCACCAGNTCGAGTGAACATATTACTATTTCTAATTTAACAGATACTAGTAGGTTAGTTAAAGAATTTGAAATGACACACCGAGGTATTAGCGAAGATGTTATTTTTAATGGTGTATTTAATAACGAATATATTATTAATAAAGCTGGTGGCGTAATCGACGTAAAAATGGGAGTAAATTCGAATAGGAAAATAAATACTGTCAATTTGATGTGTTCGGAAAGTTCTGGTAAGGTTTATATGAAAGTAGACGATGAACCGAAAAAATACATACAATTAAACACACAAACTCCACTACACCGAACTGGTTCCTGTTTATCATTTACAATACCAAAAAAGATAAAATCTGTAGGACCATTATGCGTGGATTTTGAAGATTTGGAAGTAGATGATGATTTTTACCAACATATATCATTACCACCATCATGTGAAGTATCTATTGAGAGAAAAGAAGGACTTTTCTTCAATTTCACTGATGGACATTCAATGTTCATGCCCAGGGTCAATGGAGTAGATATTGAATGGATACCAGTAGGTTTATCGGCAGAAGTTTCCACATTTAACCTCGGTAATCTAGATGATCATTTAATCATTCCATCTAATAACGGGTATAATTTAGAATTATCGATAAAATCATCCACATCAGTCACATCCGTTATCGTCATAAGAACAATTTCAGAAACTGTTTCTGTTCACAAATTGGGCCAATGGAAACAATGCGGAAATGTAATTCATTTAACAGAGAAATTCACTGGTAAATTATTCATAACACAATTATGAGCACAGATAATAATGATGATTTTGGTTCTAGTGTTTTCTTCACTCCCAGAGGTATAGAGGATTCAACTTTTTTACCACCACCAGCACCGACT